GAGCAGGTACAGGTTTTAGATGAGGTCGGCACGACCTCTATGGAGAGTGTGACCGATCATGGGACGACGATCACACCGGTTGCGGCGCTGGCAGATGAGAACTTATGCTATATTGTGCTGGAAATTGAAGGCCCTGAGGGCACTCAATTCCGCAAGCTGACAGAAAATGAAGGCTACTATCAGTTGGGATTGGATTTCGAGAGTCTGGAAGCTTTAGGGGGCTTCTCGATGGGAACGTATTGGTATCCGGATGAGAATCAGGTCAGCAACAGGATTACGGCGGTCATTACCATTGAGGGAACGACGGAAAAGCTGAACGATGGTGGGGAAAAATGGATTCGCTTTGACAACATTTACATTCAGTCACCGGAAAAAGAATATACACTGTTTTTGGCGGGGACATGGGCGTTTGAGTATGGCCGAAATCTCACAAGTCAGTCTGTGGAGGCGCCTGTTGATGGAATGATTGTATCCTGTGTTGATGAGGACTTGGATGATGCCTGGAAATTGACATTGACTGACATGAAAATTTCAAGCCTGGGTATCCGCATTTGCTATTCCTACAGCGCAAACACAAAAACGGTTACGCCAGTACCCGGGCCGATAAAAGTTGTCATGAAGGACGGCAGCGAGATCGGTGTCACAATCTCTACACAGGTTCTTTTTGAGGAACCGTTTGACGAAGAGTTTCTCGCTCAGGCGGAAGAGGCATATGCGCGGTCTGCAGAGGAACGGAGGGCGGCATATGAAAGCTCCAAAACTGCAGAATATAGTACATATCATGAAGAGTGGAGTTTGTACTTTATCAGTCCCGTAAATCTTGACGAAGTGGCATATATCCAACTTGGTGCTGACGAATTGCAGATTCCATTGAACAATAATTGATAAGTGTTTCAATATACCCGTATCAGCCGCACTCTCAAAGCCAGGAAAGCTTGGTTTTGAGAGTGCTTTTATTGTTATGCTTATAACTGTCTGAGACAAGTCCACCGCTTTTCCACCGCCTCCCCCGCCGCATCCTCTACCCCCAACAGAACAAAATTTTTATTTTGTGCGGCTCGATGTCAAGACACAGATCACACTTCCCCAAGGTGTCTTGACATCGAGCCGCTTCCCCGTGGTCTGCCGGGGCCCCCGGCAGTATACCACTTCCGGCACAAAATAACTGTTATTGTTGCGTTCCGGCCATGGCCGCCATGGTCACCCCCGGATATGGTACGGATATCACGAAAATGAGACCCAACGCAATAAGCCCCGCCGTACGTCCGGCCGCTGGCCATTGGCCATTGCGGTCGGGCGTGCGGCGGTTGCCCTTATGTGCGAATGAGTCCCATATATCACGATCACCCGGAACCAGATCACAGAGCGTCAGCCCATGAGCATCACTGCACCTTCACCTTGCCCTTTTTAACCGAAAGATTGATCGGAGAGTCACCACCCCGAATCTGATCAGGTTCCGACTTGAAGCCCTGCGACCGCATCTTCTGGATTTTCAGATACGTATCGTAGGACTCCCGGAGAGCCTTGTTCTGGACAAAAAAGAACATGCCCCGGAGCTTTTTCTCACGAGCTTGACCGTCCACGCCGGAGACAAGCGGCTCGTACTTGCGGACGATTGTCAGACAACCAAAAAGCGTGATTGGCTGATAGAGATAATATGTTTGCTCCCGTATAGGCTTAGCGACACGGGCAAAGACCTGGGATGTCGTGAGGATTGCCCGGCGTTGCTTGCGTTGCTGGGTGATCTCCGTGATCATCTCGACCGGGAAATCCTTAGATTCCAGACTGTTGAACCAGTTCTGAATTTCGTCAATACAGTCCACGACCCCATATATACCGTTGCTGTTGTCGATCAAGTCTGTCCAAGACTCGATAGGGGCGTCCTGATACGCATATTCAAAATTGGTATGCACCTGTAACCGAGGGTACATGCGCTTCCAGCGGTTGAGCATATAGACCATGGTGACCGTTTTGCCACTCCCCTGCTTCCCGGCGATCATGTGAACGCCATATTCCCGGAAGCAGTCCGGGTCGAACGTCAGATGATCAAGCGCCCATTGCCGGGGGAAATCGAAAAACAATCGTTTAAACTTAAAACCATGACCCACATTACGGAACTCGCCTTTCGGCGGCTTAATCCCCCGGACGCAACGATAATACAGCATACTCCCGACAAACACGATGAAAAACGGAGCCAGAATACAACCGAACACAATCAGAACAACGAAAAACCAATGCATGAAATACCTCCAACACTTGCATGAAATAGGCGGCAGCGGGACCCGATCGGCACCGCCGGCGGCGAAATTATGAAATATACAAACTCAATCCCTGCATTATGAACCCATTGTCGGAATGAAGCTCTTGACCCGGACTACAATCGCCCATATGATCTTGAAACCTACAACGGCAAATTCGATGACCAAAATCGGCATCAATTGCGTGATCGGAACAAAATAGTTAATCGAACCGAATATACTCGACAGCCCGGAGACGAAACCCGTCGGAATCGACAGAGACAAAGCGCCGAGCGTATCCAATAACATGTTAGGCAACGCAAGCAAAACGCCAAGGAGAATATCAGCTATCATCAGAAAACCCTCCAATAATACCCGGCACACGCCGAAGTAAAGAAATCAGATACGACCCATAGGCTACGCCCAGAATAATCACATGCAGAGTCGGCCTGAACTGCTCAAACACCGACAGGTCAAGGAACTGGACGGTCGTACCGTTGAAATTAAACGAAGAATCCGGGACGCTGGAACCAGACCCGGCCAACACGCCATAGGCAGACTCGGACTCACTCTGCACATCGGTATAAAAACCGAACGAATCGTTGACCTTATCATTCAGTGAACCGAAATGATCAGATGTCGGCGTGAACAATGTTTCAAGGAGACCGAAAACACCATCGACAATCGTTGATGCAAGACCGCTGATCGCATCGACGATATCGGCGGCGGCTCCGACGACCGAACTGACTACACCAGCCAAGCCATCCACAAGGGACTTCAAGACATCCCAGAAATTTGTTCCGGATTCGTTGTATACGTCCTGGAAAATGTCCCCAAAATCAATTGACTTCACGGCATCTAAAATATCGCCGAGCCTGTCATAAATATCGGAAAACACTTCACTGTCAATAGTCACGTCCAGGTTGTCGACCGAGAAATCGAGCGTATCCATTTTATCCAGAATCTTGTTCACAGCAGGAACTAAATCAAAAGTCACTGTATCCCGGAATCCATACAGATTATCGTTAATTGAGTACAGCATCCAAAAAATTGAGGCATCCAACAACTCATATATGCGAGCCAAATAATTAAAAGACTCGATCAGGTAAGCATTTACATTATCAAGCGTCTTACCCATAGCGGAAAGCGTGGTATTCGCAGTGGCTAGCCTGCTCTCCATGCCGGACACCGAAGTCATCGTAGAAATCGCAGTATTCAACGCATCTGACTGATAAGCCTGTATACTCAGCAATATGTCTTTCATGCCTGTTAAAGTAACATTCATACTTGTTACAGCAACATCTACATTGGAAAGTGTACTGCCCATAGTTGAAAGCGTGGTTTTTACTGAAGTAAGATCGCCCTGCATACTGTATCGCAACACCTGATAGATATCATCCAGAAAAGTGTCTATTGAAGCCAAATAATTATATATGATCTGCACATATGACCAGATGTACCCCAACGTTGTATTCATAGTCGTTAGAGTGCTACTCACAGTGGATAGCCTACTACTCACAGTGGACAGCGTACTACTCACGGTGGAAAGCGTACTACTCACAGTAGACAGCGTAGAAGCCATAGAATATACCGAAGAATAAATCGATCTTACATAGTCATAAATCTGTCCGGGAATATTGGCATTAGCACTCACAACATACCATATATCCCATACATACTGCACATAGAGATATATATTATAAACACAATCCCATATACCCCACAAACTAGTTACTACAAGCCATTCGAACCAACTCGTAATTTCATAATATGCGGGGAGATAGAAAAAATTGGCCCCGGATGTAATACTCCACGAACTATTCGGGGGGCCAGATACCCCAAACGCATTAACGCTAAGCACAAAAACAAGGGCTGTACATATAGCACAAACCCGAAATATACGCTTATAGGATTTCATATACACACAACCCTTGCAAATAGAATAATGGGGATGCCGAAACGACACCCCCATTTCGGCGAGGATTAACCAACGCCTTTAGCGAACTTTTTGAACAGCTTCACGCCGACAGTCACGGCAATGACTGCGACCATGATCGGCACGACAACGGGGATAATGGAAGTAAGCTGATCAGTGATAGGGCTAAGGTCAACAGTGCTCCAGTCAAACGTCATAAAAATACACCTCCTTCACAAAAACCAAAATTTAGAAAAATATTTTTAAAAACCTATACACAGCAAAGGCAACGAACATACCGATAAGAACCGTCAGCGCACCGCCTGTATACTGCAAGGCTTCCAAAACATGGGTTTCATACTCTGTATACTCATAAACTGCCGAAGCGTCCCCGCCCTCCGTGCTACTTGATTCAGCTTCAAGCAACGCCCCGGTACTATCAGAGATCACCTCGCATCTACCGAGAATCTCATCAAGAATAAGGATGATTTGAGATTGTCCCGTGTCGGTCTCCAGATATTCCGCAATTTCATCCACTGATTCTTTGACCGCATCGACCGACACTTTGATATCGTCCAGAGTAACCGCCTGATCATCCTCATCAGCTACCGAGACCTCCGAGGCCTGGATTTCATCCTCGATCATCAGATTTCCCGCAGTCCAGTGGCGAATCCGCGCTTGTTGTAGACGACTTCCAATTGAGCACCGATGCCGAGCATCGTTTCATCGACCATATCAGCCATCAGAAAAGCGTCTTCCGTGACCATGCCCTCCGTGCCTTTGTCCTCATACTCAAAGTAGAGAAAATAGGCCGTGTACGGCTCCCCGTCCTTTTTCGACTTGCCTTTAAACTTTCGATAACCAACTAATGTCATTCTGCAATACCCTCCTTGATTTGATAAGATTTCATTCCGGCCTGTATGGCCTTGTCGAGCCGTGTTCCAAACTTCTCATTGTTCACCCGGCGAAGGTACACCAACAAAGCAATACACACGCCCAGAGTAAACACCTGAGATAGAATCCAAACTAACATAATCGCAACCATAGATATCCTCCTTTAAAAATATTTCCGAATATATAAGCTGACATGATGCCAAGCACAACAACGGACAAGCAAAAAATCAATAGGTCAAAACCATCCGGCTCTCCGGTCAATCAGATCACCTCCGACATATCGAACCTTGCGGCACTGCACACAGCGAAGTTTTTCGAACTTCATAGCCGGGCGTTCGTCCACGATGTAACCACTTTCCCGGAATAACCGGGCGCAATCATGGCAGACAGGACGAACACAGATAGTCACCGGACGGCGGGAAAGTTCAGCGTCAGCGGTCACGAAAGCCTTAAAATAGCCCATGGCCGACCTCCCGATGGACACAATCGCCACGTAGCGCATACAAAGCCCGTGCAATGATCGCCTGCTTACCACTTATAGAATCCAGAAGCCCCATCCGTTCAAGCTCCGGGTCATCTAAAATGCAGGCGGCAAGACCCGCCAGATCAGCTTGCATATGTGACAACGCTTCGATAATGATATCCTTGTACGATGCTTCGATTGAACTGATTTCCCAATACATGTTTAAAACACCTCTCCCCTAGAATTCACATTCAAATACTTGAAACCACAATGAGCCTGTTCTATGTAATACTCTTTTGAATCTAACGCCTTGTAATCCGTATCTGTCAGATAGACATCAGGCTCCCGGCGTATATCACCCCCAGCCCAGTAATAATTCCCGAAGATCATCTTGTTATCTTTTGTAATGTACTTGGTTATGTATCGGCAGTATGCTTCTGGCTCACCGTAGAGCCTCATGACAGTTGAAAAGCCCATTTTCCATTGAGGCATGTTGTAAATCAGTTCCCCTGTTCTGGTTTTCCAGCCGCTATCCACAAGGCTAATATCGCCGGAGCATAAGCCGTGAATATGTATCGCCTCCCCTGCTCCCTTGTCCTTGTGGTATTCCGGGATGACAATATACTTGAATGCATAACGCCGCACCATATTGCCAAGATACCGTTTCAATTGCTTTTTCACAGCGTCATCATCGAAACGATCAATTTTTTCGGGGCTGTACGTCCATGTGATGAAATAATCAAAATCGTTCAGAAGGGCTATATCATAGACCTTATCCATTGCCCGCTTAGTGCTATCTTTCCTTGTGGCTTCACCCGCCTTTTTTCTCGGTTTAATTGGTTCTCTTTCTTTCTTTTCGACATCCCCGCCTTTCTTTCTCTCGTCATCCTCCGGAGCATTACGGAACATGGGATAACTCGCAACCGTGTATTTTTGTGTCCCGGATGGATAAGACTTGACTTTCACATTATGATAATCGTAATCAAGCAT